ATCTCCTGTAGCAGTTACTTTAGCTGATCTATAATTAATCATTAATTACTCCTTACGCAGGTATATCACCAGCAAGTGCTATTGAATTATTTTGTAAATATTTCACAGTCACTGTTGCAGCACCTGTCGTTGAATCACCATTAGCTCCTGTAAAATCAGCTAAAATTTGAATGTCAGTTGTGCCAATATTTGTAGCTTCTGTATCAAGAGTACCATAAGTAGTGCCTAATGCTTTAACATTAGCTCCATCAATAAAAGCATTGCCATCATCTACTGTTCCTACTGAAATAGTTGCAGCACCGCCATCGTTATTTACTGTTGTTACATTCAATATCACATCAGTGATTTGTGAGTTTGCAGGGATTGTTGCTATCACTTGATTTAAGTGAGAAGCACCAATAATATCAACAATTGCTGATTGTGCCATTACAACAAAACCTGTGTTTTTAACATCTGTACCAATGGTAATGCCTGTTGTATCTTTAATCGTTCCAGCTTTTACTGGACCCGAAAATGTAGTTGTTCCCATGTCTATCTCCTTTTGTTAATAGTCCCCGAAGGGTCATGAGGTTAATAAAGCTTTATTCTGACATAAAAAAAGGGCGGAGTCAAAGACAACCGCCCTCTTAAGTTTCTTATAAAATATTATGCACCAGATGTACCAAATACACAGCGTGGATCTGAGAAACCAAATGAGTATCTCTCTCTTGCTTTGTATCGGATATTACCTGTATCAAAATCACCTTCCATTGTTGTTGACAACGGAGTTCTTGTGAAGTGCTTGAATCCATTAGGAGCATCAGTTTTGATATAGAAAGCATCTGCATCATTTAAGTAGTGGTTCACAGTGTAACCCTGTGGAATCACTCCCATGTTTCTGATTGCATTGATATCATTATCTGCTGTTGCTGTTCTTAATGTTGATTCCATTAATCTGTTAGCTGTGAACTGTAGCTGTCTTGGAACGATAAGTTTCATACCTTGAATAGCTGTTCTTAAGCCTCTCTCATCTCTGAAATCAGCGATGTCGATTAATGACTGCTCAAGTGATGTTTCGTTCAAATCAGCATCTGTTGCTAATCTGTTTACTAAAAAACCACCTGATTGTAGTGGGTGCTCAGTGTTGATGAGTGATACACCATCGCCACCAGGATTTGTTCCTGCAGCACCTGCAGCAGCAAAAGCGTTGTTAAGAACTGCAGCAGCCTTAACTTGCTTTGTGTTTGACATTGAACGAGCAAGTGCTCTTGTGTATCTCGCAGCGAGTCTGTCGTAAAGGTTGTCCTCTACAGCTTCCTCTGTGATTGAGAATGCAAGTGCAATTGTTTCGTGTGTATAACGAGCTGTGAAAGTTTCGTTAGCTGTGTCGAATGATACTGCTCCACCTTCTGATTTAGTTGGTGCAGAACCGAAACCTGCTAACATTACTTCTTCTTCAAATGCTCTGTCAGATGACTCTGCATCAAAGATTTCAGCATGCTCATTATCGTATCGTGCGTATTCCAAGCCGAACAGAGCGTTCAAACCTGGCTCTAACTCTTTAACGAGTTGACTTCTAGATATAGCCATAGTTTAACCTCCTATATGCCTGTAGTATCAGTTAATGAGTGTAGGTTGATTTTGACAAGAATGTTAGCGTTAGCTAATGAAAAATCATTATTGTCTGGATCTGTAGATAGACCTACTACTCTTAAATTACCCCCTGCGTTGGTTGTAAAGCTGCTACCATCAACCTTAACAGAAGATACACCTGATATGGTGGATCCTGCTGCGTAAGTTGCGATATTACAGTTTGTTCCAACTTGGGCCTGTCCTGCATTAGCGTCATCACATTTTACTTCGAAAACCGCATCTGGGTTGTCGATGACGAATGCCTTTATATTGTCTGCAGCGATGCTTCCTGGATAGTGATTGCTGAATGTTGGTTTGCTAGTTGTTGGATCAACATACTCACAACCATTAAACACACCCAGAAGTTCTGCACCAGCACTTGATCCTATATCAATAGCACCATTCGCTACTAATATAACTGGATCACCTTGAAAGATTGCGGATGCCTCGTTGTTGCCAATAGTATACTCAGTTTGACCAGTAGTGTTGTAACCACTGCCGAGCATTCTACTTGGTCGGAATCCGAAACCTGAACTTAAGTTTGCCATTTTATTACTCCTTAAAGTATTTGTTATTAGTAAGCGTTACATTTAGGTCGATTAAAAATTATTCACTTTTCTTCGAGCCACCGAACGTAACTTTAGTTTGTCGCTCGGGCTTATTAATTGGCATTGAAGGATGTTGCTCCTTTAGAAGATCGTTATCAACAGCTTCCTGCTGACGTTCTGTTTGATCGGAGTAGTATTGATCTCTCTCCGCTGCGATCTCTAATGGCACCTTTGCCAGTAATAATCCTCCCACTGAAACAACTCCTTTGTGTCTTCCTTCGGACTCGGTAGGAAAATCAAAATCAGGATATTCGTCGGCTCTGACAAGTTCATAGCCTTGTCTAATTCGACCGATAACATTTTTGTTATCTTCAAATCCTCTTACTGATTCCCTAATCCATCTGAATTTAAAACCTTCAGGCGGTGTCGGTGTTTCAAGCGAGCTTGGTGGTTGCCAGTTTTTTTTGCGTGCTTCTTTATCCCTTGTGGATGCAGATCTAGGTGTTTTATTTATCATAACGTTACCTCCTCTGTAACTTTAGTTTTTCCGACGCATATTGCTCGTTGGAAAGACCAAGTCGTTTAGCGATAGCCGCTTCTGTACTTGACAACTTAACTACGTTGCGTCCTGTGCCTCTGTTTCGATGTGCGCTTGCAACGGTCTGGACGGGCTGTTGCTTTGCGGGTTCTTCGGTTGAAGAATCTTGTTGAAACTTATGCGGAAGATTTTCACGCATACGTTTATCAATCTCAGTATAGTAGTAATCTGTGCGAGGATCAACACCTTGATTAACTAAATCTTCGTGAATTGCATAAGCGACGTTTGTCATAACTTTATCTGAGCCAAACCACTCATTATTTGCTGCCCAAGACTCAGCTTTAGGGTCTTTTACAGCAGATTGTGGCTGAGATTGAGGTATTTCTACCTCTTTTTCTTTCTTAGGAGCGTTTGCTCTATCCTCTTCTTGTGCTTTCATCTGCTCATAACGAGTCTGTTCTGCGCCTAATTTTCCTATTTCTAGTTGTGCTGAGGCCATAGCGTCCGCATCCTGGTCTTCAACTGCCTTTTTAAGCTTTGCTTTTGCAGCTTCCATAGAACCAGTTAGTCGTCCGCCCATCTCGTTGACATAACCACTATTAAGTTTAGACAATTCTTCTTGAACTTTGTCTCTTTCATCCTTAATAGCTTGAGCAATCTTGATTGCTTCTTCTTCACGTCGTCTTGATTCACCTAATTGGTAAGCATATTCATCAAATCTCTTCTGAACAGACTTACTATATTTTTGTTTTGAATCTTCTTTTGGTTCTTCCTCTTCAGTTTTTACCTCTTCTTGCTTTGGTTCTTCTTCAACAGGTTCTTTTTGTGTGTTTTCTACCTCAGCTTCGAAGGTTTTACTCTCTTGAGGAATTTCAATTTCCTTTTCTTCTGTAGGTGCAGCGACATCTTCGCTTTCTACCTCGACAGAATACTCAGTTTTTTGCTTTTTTTCAGACTCAGCCTGAAGTTCAGCAACTTGTCTATCTACTTCGTTCATGCGTATACTCCTAAAATGTCTTCAGGGCTTTCAACTGTTCCTAAAATTTCATCATCATTTAAAATTCTAAGTTCGCCACCCTCAATTTTAATTCGAGATCCTGCATATCTTGCAATAATCACCCAATCACCTTTTTTACACCAAGGTCCATGTGGAAATTTCTCCTTGTCTGCGTAGGCATCAGGTCCAGTTTCTAGAACTAAAGCACAAACAGAAGCAATCTGTTGCTCTTCTACTGCTTTATCTGTTAATAAAACGCCACCTTTAGTTTTTCCTACACCTTTGTAGGGGAGAACAGTTAGTCTCCAACCTGTTGGCTTGGGAACTTTGTTAAGATCGCTCTTTTTTTCTTCTTTTTTCTCAGCAGGATTAAGTCCCACTATCTTTTTTTCTTTGGGCATAATCAGCCCCGTTGTCGACGTCATCGTCTACCTCCCATTTGCGATAAAGATCCCTAACATCTGAATCGAGTTTGCGAAGAGAAGTGAGTTGCCCAACTAGGAATTGATATCGATCCCAATTCTCTACGTTTCCATCAATAAGTACAGACTTTATGTCGTCTTGTCTAGTAGTTATTAATCTTAAAATTGCTGAATATATATTTGTCTGCACTATTTCGTAAGTTTCTTACTTTTTTCCCATGAGCGGAGCCCAGACATTCCGAGTAAAGCTGTGACGAGCGGGAATAAAGTCGACATGTCAAGCTCTGGAAGCGGATTATGTTGAATACTGAAAGCAGCAAGAATAAAAACTATAAATTGTTTTAATACGAATTCCCACAATATCGCTAACGCACAGGACATTCCGATTAGGGGCCTCCAGCTCCGCTGCATCATACCACCAAAGCCTGTAGCAGTAGACTTAGCATCAGCTAAGTTAATATCCATTTGTTTAGAATTTATTTCGTTCTCTAATTCTTTGAGCTTGTTTCTTGCGGCAAGCTTTTCTTCTTCTGAAGTGTGGACACTGTCGATAACTTTACCGACAGTGTCTACTAAAGATCCGCCTAATAATTTTGATAACATTAATTAGATAATCTGAGCGGCTGCCCAACCGATAACTAGACCGATTACAAGCCACTTCTTTTTTGGGTGATCGTTCCAAAGTTTTTTAATCATATCCATTAGAATACTCCTTTGAATTTAGTACCACGAATCGCAGCACCTGTTCCTCTCATGCCTTGAGAGTTAGGTCCCTTCTTAGGGGGAACTGTTTTAGTGAGTTTTTTACCTTCAACCGACCCACCATCTTTAAAACCGAAACCTGAATCAATATCTTCTTGAGTGATAGTTCCCGCATCTAATAATTTTTTCTGCTCATCAGAGTCAATTGTTCTATCTGATTCCATTTCTTTTAGAACTTCTGGCTTTGAGTAGTATTTCTTTTTCTTCTTCTTGCGAGTTTTTTCACTAGGAATTTTCGGTTTTGATTTAGGCATTAAAATACTCCCTTGAAACCTTTTCCTGTGATCGCAGCTCCTGTGCCACGAGCCATTCCGCCATTGGCCATTTTCTTTGGCTTCTTCATTTTCTTCGCCATCTTCATTTCAGATTTTGTAGCAGGACGTAATCCTACTTCTAGGACCATACCACCATCTTTCATATAGCCCATTTTGTTTCTAACTTCTGTTGGAAGTTTTGCTAGACCAGGGTTTTTAGCCTTGTCTACTGGTTTTAAGTTTTTTTTCATTAGTGTATCGTCCTATTGTGTTGAGGTATTACCTCGTATTTATAATTTGCCAATAACCTTAGCAAATCTTGTGTATCTTTTAAACCTAATTCTTTGTTCATTGCCCACTGTCCTGCAGCTAAAAAAGCACTGGCAATTGCCAACGCATCAACCTCTTGTGAAACATAGAGAACATGTAAAGCCTTGAATTCATTAGTAAGGGATTCTACAACTTTTTGATCAATGGTTTCCCAGGGATTAACTTTTTCTTTTTTTGACATTTTTTTTACCTGCCTTTTGTAGAGCAATCGCAACTGCTTGTTTTTGAGGTTTACCTTCTTTCCTCATCTTAGATATATTAGCACTTATTGTACGATTACTACTACCTTTTTTTAGAGGCATTTAATCTTTCCATTTGTACTGCAGTTCTTTGGTTTTGAATGTCGTATTGTTGTTGAATCTTTTGTGCGTCGTAAGATTTTTTATAACTTAATCTTTCTTCATCTAATTTTCTTCCTGCTAAATCATCAGCAGCATCAAGATTTAATTTTTGTTGTTCTAAATCTAACTCTCGTGCTTTGATCTCGACCAACGGATCTTGTCCTTGTTGACCAAATCCTATAGCTTCTTGTTCTTCTGCTACGGCTTCATCTATCTTTGCAGCTATCTTCACTGCTACTTGTTTTTCAATCTGTGCTTGGAACTGTTGTTGTAGCTCTGGTGGTATCTGTCCACCGAACTTCATCGCTTGTCTGTTTATCTCTGGAGTTGTTTCTGCCATCACTTCGTTACGTGATTGTGCGGACATGTGCTCGACGATATGTGCTTGTAGAATTGTCATCACTTGAGGATTGTTTCTTACCAAATAGGAACTCATAAATGCTCTGTGTGCCTCGATGTGTGCTTCATGATCCTGCTCAGGGAAAACCACTAACGCTTGTAGTCGTAGCGACTGTGCATTCTCCATACCAGGATCAAGCGGTGTTGGTTTTGCAGGAGGAGGTAAGATCGCTTCTACCTGTTGTACACCTAACGCCATATACATTCTTCGATACGCTTCGTAGAGATTGTGAACTTGTGGATTGCTTTGTGCTAATTGTAATTGTGTTTGTGCCAACATAATTCGTTGACTCATAGAGAAGATGTTTGGATCTGATACAGGTTGTACATCAACTCTGTCATCAAAGTCTGTTGCTTTAATTTGTCTGTTACCGCCTGATACGTTGTACGGATATTCTGGTGGTAGCGACGTTGCAAATAATTTTGCGAGTAATTCGAATTCTTGTTTCTGTCCGTTGTGACATCTCTTGTGAATACCACTCATGACTTTGGAACCTTGTTCTAATAATGCCATGGTTGTTCCAACAGGATTAGCCTGTGAACCATCACCGACTTTCATATCAGCGATAGCTGCGAATCGTCTTCCTGCATCAACCACATAACCGAGTAATTGAAATAATGTGCCATCAGGTCCTTTGTAGGGAAGTGGCATCAATGCATTTCGTAAATCTCCACCTGGTGCATCGACGTCTCTGAATTCGCCAGGCATTAAAGGTTCTTCATCATCTCTGACACGAAGACCTCGTGATTTGAAACCGGCAGGTAAGTTGGATAATGTACCTGCATCGAGCAGTGCTCGTAGTGCTGCCGTGGCAGTACGAGTTAATCCGCCTAGCATATGCACTAAACCAAAACCATAAAATCCGAGACCAGGTAAAAACTTGTAGTGAACAAAATATTTTTGTCTCATGAACATCGGATCGTTCTGTAAGTAGTTTCGGTAGATAGATAAAATTTTTCCTGTGCCTTGTTCTAAGGTCACAACGTAAGGAAGTTTTAGTCCTGTGGGCTCACCATCTTCTCCTGTATTTTCATACCCTTCTAAATTCAAATCGACATGCATTTCTAACAGTTGATACTGACCAGCATACTCTGACTTTTGTACGCCTTCTAACTCGTCATACTTTTCCTGAATATCAGAATAGGAAGAATACAATTCGTCGTTCTCATCAATCTCAATGTCTCTGTAAAAACCAGAAAGCATTTGTCGTTTCAAATCGTTCGGAGAAATTTTTATCACGTGAGTGATGCGTTCTGCATCTTCTAATTCTGATGCTCCATAGTTCACGACTAAA